GTTACAGATACTTTGACACTTACCGTGGCTGTAGCAGACCTCAATCGTCTTTTGCCAGCCATGATGACCAACCCTGAGATTCATATCAAAGACCGCGTTGTCTTCCAGAATACAGTCTTCTATCCTGGTCGTGTTTTGCCTATGGGACGTTATGCAGACCGCTATTCTGTAGTCTCCATGGATTGCTACATGGTTAATGCCGAGGAATTGGTAAACGATGTACAATTTCAGCAATACGCTAACTAAGGAGATAGCATGACCTTCGAAGAGGAGATTAGTCCAGACCTTTTTGATGAAGACTTTGAACCAGATGATTCTGAGTTAGAAGACATCGATTACGATGACCATGCTCTTGATGATTTAGAAGATATTGAAGTGGATGAATAAATGCCATTTTTATCTGAAGCCCAAAGAAAATTTATGTGGATAAGACACCCAAAGATTGCTGCTCGTTGGGAGAAGATTACTCCTAAAGGTAAGTTACCTGAAAAAGTCACTACAGAAAAAAAGGAAAAATAAAATGGCAAAAACAATTAAGATTAAAGGTGAAGGCCACACAATTAAGAAGAACAAAAAGGGCGATGTTATTGTTGACCACGCTGGCAATAAGGGCAAGTACGACAAAATAAACTTAACCAAAAAGGCTGGCGCTAAAACTATCAAAGCAGGCGTTAAAGCCACAAAAAATTGGCATAAGAAAAATGGCTAGTAAACCAATATGGGAAAAAAAGAACCCAAAGAAGAAGTCCACTCCTCTGTCTGCTGGACAGAAGGCGTCGGCTAAGGCTCGCGCTGAAAAAGCGGGTCGTCCATACCCAAACGCTGTCGATAATATATGGGCAGCAAAACAATCGAAAGGAAAATAAGATGTGTGCAACCTGTGGCTGTGGCCTCAAAGATAAGTCTGCTGCTGGATATGGTAAAGGTAAGAAGTCTGCAAAGAAGACTGTTGCTAAGCCAATGTCTGCTATGAAGAAGATGGGTAAGAAAAAGTAATGGACAAAAAGTCAGATAAGAAGCAAGATGCCAAAGTTATGAAGGGCATGTCTCCTAAGCAAAAGGCAGCCTTTGAAAAGGCCGATAAGAAGATGGATTCTAAGAAGCCATCTGCTAAAGCCGATGCAAAAATGGACAAGGCTCTAGCCAAAAAGATTAAAGACAAGAAAAAGAAGTAAGGATTAAGCGCCCCAAGTGGGCGCTTTTTCTTTATCATTGCCATATCGGGATATCGTGCGATACCTGTGCAGACCCACTGCTTGCGATGAAAAGGGGACTTTAATGGCGCATGTACCTTGGTATGTGAAAATTGCCGAACTGGATACCGAACACGAACGCGAAGATTTTATGCGCGGTGTTTTTGGATTCCGTCCTAAAGAAAAAACCGCTCTCGTCACAGCAGTTATCGCAGGTTATATTGCGGGTAAAGTTGCGACGAAGGCGAAGCGTAAGTGAAGCAACTCCACAATATTCATAAAGCCCTAAACAAGGCTACACAAGAAACTACTCACTACATGACTGCCCAAGTGCAGTCTGAAGCCCGTGCTTCTGGCTGGCCTGATGAGGTTGTAGATAGTCTCCATGTTACGCACGACAGCGGTGAATTTAATTACAGAGTTGCTGAAGAGCATCACGCCACAGCACTCAACTATGAATATGGCACTCCTGGCCGTCAACCAACCGCTGCTATTCGACGTACCTCTAATCAAAAAAATGGTGCCGAAGAATTTTTGCTAGGTCGTCTATCTACACATATCGGTGACCTATGACATTTCTATTATCTGAAGATAAGGCTATTCGCGACCTACTACTTGGCATGACTGTTACAGACCAAAAATCAGATGCCTCTGGAACTGCCACTCGTAACGTTGGTGTTTGGTTTGGACAACCTGACCAAGAAATGACAGAGCAAAAATACCCTTACATTACAATCGATATGATTGATATCAATGAAGACTTTGCTCGTGCGCATCGCGGATTAACAAAACCTTCTTATCTTCCAGACCCAGCAACTATGCCTGGTAGTGATTCTGTTTATGACCCAGCAACAAATAGTTGGGAAATTCATTGGCCAATTCCTGTCAACATTGATTACCAAATTACTACGTACTCACGTCAACCACGTCATGATAGAGAAATTTTAGCAACAATGCTTTACTCCAAACTTCCTTTAAGATTTGGCGTATTACAACCTGACGACAACACTGTTCGTCGACTTAATCTTCTGGATGTTTCTAAAAGAGATATCACAGAGGCAGGAAAGCGTTTATTCGTAAACGCCTTTACCGTTCGCGTCTCAAGTGAGATTGCTGCGGCAACATACACCGAACTATACAAAGCACTACAAGTTGATGTCACAGGCACAACTGACAACCCAGTAATTGGTCGTGGAACGTTCACGCCAATCTCGTTCACGATACATTCATAATACGGCCCCCACCTACAAACTAAGGAGAAATAATGTCATATGCACGCCCTGGCGTTTACATTAGTGAGCGCTTATTGCCTCCTGCAATTCCACAAGGAATTACAGCGAACGCTGCTGGTGCTGTTGTCGCCCCATTTGAAAGCGGCCCAGAATCAGTAACTCTTGTCCAATCATGGTATGAATTTACAAAATACTTTGGTGGATACAATGCCTCTTACCCAGCCACTTTTGAAATTGGCCAATTCTTCCAAAATGGAGGACGCGAACTTTATGTAAAGCGTCTTCTACACGCTGATGCAGCAAAAGCACACGTTGACCTAGTTACATCTACTGCAGCCGTAGTTGCAACTGCAACTGCCCGCAATGCTGGTTCAGATGGAAACAACCTTCGTGTTACAGTTGAAACTGGAACTGTTGCAAATACCTACACACTTTCTGTTTACAAAGAAGGCGTAGCAGGAACTTCAAGCGATGTTACTAACGATGTTTTGCTTGAGCGCTATGAGAACGTTGTATTTGCAGACTCAACATCAACAAGTTATGCAATTTCAGTTGTTAACTCATTGTCATCAACTATTACATTGACAATTGGTGCATCTCCATCAGGAACAATTGTTTCAACTGTCTATCCACTAAGCAGTGGTAGCAATGGAACTGCTGTTACTTGCGCCGATTACATCAACTATAAAGGTGACGATATCAGCCCATTTGATGACTTGACTGCAACCAACCGTGCTCTTGTCTTGTTCTTGCCAGGTGTTTGGTCACTAGCAACAGGTCTTGACACCGATGGAACCACAGTTATCGCACAAACAGATGTATTCCAAGCAGCAATTTTTTGGGCATCTGCAAATGGTGGCTTTGTTATCTGTCATACAGCAGCAGGTCAAACTGTTGCTCAGGCTCAGTCATTTGGAGCAAGCCTTGATGGTTACAGCAATGCTGCTGTTTACTATCCACTTCTTTATATTACAGACCCAGTTGGACGTAGCAGCAGTGCTCTTCGTTTGATTGGTCCTTCTGGTTCAGTTGCTGGTTTGTATCTTTCAACAGATGCAGCATTTGGTCCTTTCAAGGCACCTGCTGGTATTACAACTTCTATTAATGGAATTGTTTCTCTTGAAAAAACACTAACATCATCTGACCTAGATACTCTCAATACTGGTGCAGCCCCTGTTAACCCAATCCGCCAAATTCCTGGTGCTGGGTTTGCGGTAATGGGCGCTCGTACTCTCCTTCAAGATGGTACAGCAAACAAGTATGTCAACATGCGTCGCTCACTCATCTACATTGAGCGTGAACTCAAGAACCTTACAGAGTTTGCTCTCTTTGAAAATAATGATGAAAAACTATGGGCACGCCTCAATACAACCATTGGTTCATTCCTCAATGACTACCGTAACCAAGGCGGTCTTCGTGGAGCAACAGCAGCACAGGCATATTTTGTCCGTTGCGATGCAACCAATAACACCGCTACAACAATTGCTAACGGTGAAGTCCACATTCAAGTCGGTGTAGCACTGCAATACCCTGCAGAGTTCATCGTCATTGACCTTACTCAAACAACCTTGAGTTAATCCGAAGGAGATAAATAATGCCAACAATAATTAATAATCGGTCAAGTTTAGTTACTGACCCATTACGTAACTTTAGATTCCTTGTTACGTTCAAACCTCTAACTGGTGGAAGTGCAGCGCTTAATGCTCTTCAAACAACCACCTTTGGCTTCACTTCAGTGTCTGGGTTGTCTGTAACAACAGCCTCGATTCCTTACCGTGAAGGTGGATACAACACAACCGTGCACCAGATTCCTGGACAAACAACTTTTGCTCCTTTGACTTTGCAACGTGGTGTTGTTCTTGGAACTAGCCAAAACTACGACTGGATGCGTAATTTGTTCGCAACAGTTCAAGGTGGAGGAACAACTCGCAAAACAACAGAAAACTTCCGTTGTGATGTAGAAATTCAAGTTCTATCACACCCAATCCCATCAGGTACAGTTGCTCCTGGAGACACAAACAACCCAGCAAACACAGCCTCAGCATCAGACCATGTTGCTATGCGCTTTAATGTGTATAACTGCTGGCCTACTTCTGTGGCATACTCTGACCTCAACGCTGGCGATGACGCTTTGTTTGTTGAGCAAATGGCGCTTGTTCACGAAGGTTTTGATGTCACATGGGCAGCAGACCTAACTAACTCAGCACCAGCATTTACAGCATAATCTAACAAAGGAATAAAATGACGAACACAATCAGTGCAGCGGCTAATCCCGCATTGGCAAACGACTTGTTAACTAAAGCAGTACAACCAGAGGAACAACCTTTCGTTGCTCCTGATATTTTGGCCCCTTCGGATACTACGGTGTTCCTTCCTGGCGGTTATGTTACAGCCGCTGGGGAGGTCATCCGTACAGCCGAAGTTCGTGAATTAAATGGAAAAGACGAAGAGGCTATCTCTAAAACCAATAATTTTGGTAAAGCAGTATTGACAATTTTGCAAAGAGGAACCGTAAAAATTGGTGACGAAACTGCAACAGACCAATTGCTTGACCAATTATTGGCAGGAGATAGAGATGCATTACTACTTGGAATCCTAAAAGTAACCTTTGGTAATACTCCAGAAGTTGCATCCTACTGTGAAGGTTGCAGCGATTTTAAAACTATCTCAATCAATATGGACGAAGATATCAAGTCTAAAGTACTTGCGGACCCAATTGGAGACAGAGTTTTTATTGTTAATGGAAAAGCAGGAGAAATTACTGTTCAACTTCCAAATGGTGTTGCTCAAAAAGAAATGATTTTAAACTCAGATAAAACATCTGCAGAGTTAAATACTATTCTTTTAGAAAATACTGTTACAAAAATAAATAATGTTCCTGTTTATAACAAGTCTCAAGTACAACTACTTGGTATTACAGACCGTCGTAAGATTACTGATGAACTAAACAAACGTGTTCCTGGCCCTCAATTTGAAGATACAACCGTTGAGTGCCCTGATTGCGGAAGTGAGGTACAGGTTCCTATTAATTTAGGCGCCTTGTTTCAATTTTAATATCACAGGATATTTAGAGTTGTTTGCGGAATGGGCAGCCATCTCTAGTATGTATGAAGGTTGGACCCTGACTGAGATTCAAGAAATGTCAAAAAGGGAAAGACAAAACTGGATTAACTTAGCAAAGGCACGTTACGGAAGGACTGGCAATGGCTAATAAAATAGTTGACCAAGTACTCTCCTTGACGGCTGCCGTAAAAGACCTTAAAAAAGAAATTGACTCTATTGGCCCATCGTTACAAAAGATGGGCGGAGTCGCCAGCAAAGCATTGGGGGATGCTCAAAAAGTTGCTAATCCTGCTGGTGGTACAAATAATATTGGTCGTGGTCCTGGCCAAGGTATGGGCATTGATAACGCTACATTTGGAATGCCATCCCCTCGTTCTTTGACTGGAATGCGTCTTGGACTTGCAACATTTAGTGGTGCTGCTGGTGTTGCTGGTGGAGTAATGGCAATGGCCCCAAGTCTTGGGGATGTTGTATCTAATGCTGCTGGATATTACGGCGCTTCTATTTATGGAAACATAAACCGTAGCGCATTAGAAAGTATGACTCGTCAAAGCATGGGCATGGGTATGACAAGTGCCATGGGAGGCTCTCAAGCCGCTGCAGTATTAGTTAATGGAATGTATTACACCCCTGGAACTGCTGCGTTTAAACAGTCTCTTGCTGAAGTTGGTGGCGCTGCACTGACAATGAACATGTCAAATGCTGTTGCTGCTTCTGCTATTGGTGGATTGTATTCAGGTCAAATGGGCGCTTCTATGGCTGGAATGGGTATTCAAAATCTTGATGCTAATGGTAATCCACTAAGCCAAGTACAAATTGCTCGTCAATTATACAACCGTTTTATGCCAAACAATAACGGCGTATCTATACTTAACAACCAAAAAATAACACAATCAAGTATTAATCAAAATTTTCAACAAGTACTAGCATCACAATTTCAACAAATGGGTTATTCACCAGACCAAATTGCTATGTTCCAATACCAGTTTGGACAATTTGCCCAAGGTAAAAACGGAGATTTATCTAAAGCAACAGCAAATCCAAATAATCCAGTAAATGCTCAAATGCAAATTAATGCATCTAATGCAAAATTAATGCAAACGTATGAACAACCAATGCTTGATGGATTTCAAAAGGCTGCAGATTTAATTACTAGTACGGTTAATCCCGCTCTTGCATCATTTGCCTCAACTCTTGGAACAGCCAAAGGATTCTTGCAAGGTACTGGAAATGTTGGTGCTGGTGCAGGTATGGCTGCAGCAAGCGTCTTTAATGCTGGAGCCAATATTGCGGAAACATTAGCCATATCTAAGTTGTTAGGACAAGCAGGTGGCGGTTCTTTAGCCATGAAGGGTGCTTCTGGATTTTTAATGAATAATGCTTCTGGGTTATTAAAAAGTTCTGCTATTGCTGGGGGTTCAATTCTTGCTGGAAATTTAATAAAAGGTAATTCAAACAAAGGAAGCATGCGTTCTCGCGCAGGAAACGCTGCAAAATTTGCAGGTATTGTTGCAGCCATACCTGGCTTGGGAGAAACAATTCTTCCAGAGATTATTGCAGGAGGAATTGGGTATGCAACAGGTGGGGGAACACAAGGATTTGGCGCCTCATTTGGCGCTAAAGGCGGAGGAAGTGGACCACAATCTCCTATTCCAGGAGTTTCAGCAACAACAGGATATGGTGCTACTGACCCATCTATGTGGAGTGGCGCAAAAAATTCTCACACAGGTCAAGATTATCCAGTACCAGTAGGAACACCTGTTCAAGCAGCGGCTGATGGAGTTGTCTTTGATGATGCTCCAGGATTTGAATTTGGTACATATATTCAAATTGACCATATGAATGGATACCAAACTCTTTATGGTCATTTGAGCAGTAAGTCTGTAAAAGTAGGAGACCACGTTAGGGCTGGACAAGTTATTGGTAAATCAGGTCAATCAGGAAATGTTACTGGCCCACATTTACATTTTGAAGTGCGTAAAGGCGCTAATAACCCTGTAGACCCATCTACTTTCTTAAACAATTCTCAATTATCTTCACAAGTTATTTCTGGACAAACAACTCAAGCAGCAGGAACCATTCTTGGTACTGGAAGCCAACAGGCTTGGGCAAAAGATTTTCTTAAAGGATTAGGTGTTCCATTAACTGGCACAAATGTAAAAGCCATGACTACGTGGATGGGATGGGAAGGTGGGCAATGGAAAAACTCTGCTCACTATAACCCTTTAAACACTACGTTGGGAGCAAGTGGTGCTTCTGATATTAACTCTGTTGGAGTTAAGTCATATACTTCATACCAACAAGGTTTGCAATCAAATATCTCAACGTTAAAAGAAAATCAAAAGGGATACGCTGCAATTAGAGCAGCATTAATGCAAGGCAATAATTTAAGCGGTGTTTTAAGCGCTGTAAATCAATCTGCATGGGGAACTCATATTCCAGGATATGGTGGGGGAACGCAAGGTTTTGGCGCTTCTGTAGGGGGACAATCTGGTGGAGGAAGTGTTGTAAACAACGTAAGTATTAATGTAAGTTTAACAGGTGTTTCAGAATCAGATGCAAAAATGTTTGCTAATAGAGTAAAAGACCTATTGAAAACAGACGCCCACATAACTGCAGTAGGGAGTAGATAATGCCATCGATACGAGTTCCAGGATGGGGAAGTAGACCTAATACCAATCTTTTGCCTCCTCCTACGGCTGCACAATTAAGTCAATTTAATAGTGCACGTCAAATTGCTGCTTTGCAAGCAACTACAGTTACCGCATCAAATCTTGTAATACAAGATAGAGCGGCAATTGACAATCAAAAAGCAGTTCTTCAACAAGCACAA